GCTGTGCAAGACATGCTACAGACCGAGCACGCAGTGCACGTGTATTGTAGGTGAACAGCAGACAGATGTCTATCTTGGTGCAGCTGCCGTGGCCGCTACGTGCGTCACAGCACCTGCAATCGCTAAGTTTGCGCGAAGATTCGTGCGATCGAAGCACAAGCAGTTGAAGAGCGCTGTCACTGACGCAGCGACGGATGTTGCGCGAGGAGTCGTTCGTGATCTTACGAATGATGCCAAGAAGATGGTGATCCCCCACATGGTTGATTTCTTGACAAAGGAGGGCGTGATTAATACAGCTCAGAACACTTCATCCCCTGAAGAGGAGGAGATGCTGAATAGACTTCTCTCCCTGAACCTTCCGTCTACTCCGAAGGAGTCGTGGTTAGACATCATTCGTAGGAAGATTGAAGATCTACCCGGAACTGACCGCCTACGTATGGAGGCTAGATGGGTGGGAATCATGATGCGCAGAATTGGTCGCAACTCATCTCGAGTGCTACGCAAGATTCAGAGGAATGACATTGGTCGTCTCATTATTCACCAGGTGGTGGGTGCATTCGCGATGATTATCGCAATCACAACAGCTGCCAAGTTTTCCAAGTGGATTTTCGGCGATAAGAAGAAGAAGAAGGGAACCAAGCAAGTTGATGATGTCCCAGCGACCGTTGCTGGATTCAAGACAGATGAGCAACCAAATCCCTGGTACAAGGAACAATTCATTCCAGCCGAGCAGGATTTTGGACCTCTTACAGTATCGTGGAAAGCCTTGCCCCGCGAGCAAATTATTCAGCGCGTCGCGCGAAACACTATGTTCGTCAAATCTCTGTACGAGCAAGATGGTAAGATGCGAGGAAACAAGTTCCGCATTCTGGCGTTAGGTGGACAGTTATTTGTCACCAACAAGCATAGTATCCCAGTTGAGACTGTGAGATTCGTGGTTACGCAATCAACGCAATTGACGGGCGTATCCGAAAACTTTTCGGTTTCACTTCATCCAGGAGACTTCTGGTATCCTAGCGAGAACGAGGATTTAGTATTCTTCAAGATAAGATGTATCCCACCCAGAGCAAGTCTGGAGGGCCTCCTAGTGAGCCGTGATTTCCGCACATTTTGTGATGGAGTTATGGTTACACGAGAGGAAAATGGGGAGACAGGTACTCTTGGAGTAAAGGCATTGCACAACTTTGTAGATGCCCCAGGTACTAGTGATGAAGTCATTGGTTTCCTAGGTGAGTGCGAACGTAAGACAATTTCTGGAGAATGTGGTTCCCCATACATTGGATTCCCACCTATGGGACCCGTGTTGCTCGGGATGCACACCATTGGTGGTCTCACGGAAGCGGTTGTGGCTCTTCATGTTCCAATTGAAGATGTGAAAGAAGCGCGCAAACGATTGCGTGCCGAACTTGTAGTACCCCGTGCTTTCGAGATTCCCCGCCCTCGCGGTGTCAAACAGAGTATGGATGAGCTCCATGCTAAGAGTGTATTTCGTTACATTGAAAAGGGGACCGCAACAGTCTATGGATCACACAAGGCACATCGTTCAGGAGGACGGTCGCATGTGTCCAAGACCTACATTTACGATGATATCGTAGATTTGGGCTATGAAGACAAGTTTGCCGCTCCAGTTCTGAACCACTGGCAGCCTTGGAGACAAGCCGCGATTGACATCATGGGTCAGCAGCACACAGTGAACGCACAGATTGTAGATGAGTGTGCGCAGGCCTTCCTGGATGATATTTTGAATGAGCTTCCTGAAGGAGCTCTTGATGAAGTCCGTATCCTGACTGTCGACGAGGCCGTCAATGGTTTACCAGGTGTGAAGTACATCGATCGAATGAACCTCAACACGTCCATGGGATTCCCCTGGAACAAGTCCAAGCGAAATTTTTGCGAAGATTTGGGCGAGTATGAGCACTGGACGAACTACGTGAAGATGAGCGAGGAGATCCTAGACGAGGTAGAACAGATCAGAACACTATATCGTCAAGGAATTCGTTCCAATGCTGTGTTTCGAGCGCATCAGAAAGATGAGGTCATTACAAAGCTCAAGGCCCTTGCTATGAAGACGCGAATCTTTGCAGGAGGAAGTGGTCCGTTAGGGATAGTGATGCGACAGTATTATCTGTCCCTCGTTCGGGTCATTCAGAAGTACAAGACTGTTTTCGAGGCAGCCCCAGGGACCAATGCCACATCTGTGGAGTGGTGCCAGTTTTACCACTGGCTCACAGAATTTGGACCCGAATGGATGATCGCAGGAGATTTTAAGTACTTTGACAAGAACCAGGATCCCACTTTTATGCTTGCAGCGTTTTGGATTCTTGAGCAGCTTTTGGAGCGTGCAGGGATTCCAGAGGAGATTATGGTCGAGATCAGAACCAATAAATACGACATCTGCTTTCCTGTGACGGAATTTAACGGAGATTTTGTTTGCTTTTGGGGTTCAAACCCTTCTGGGCAGATCCTCACTGTCATTATCAATTGTCTGGTGAACAGCATTTACATGCGGTATGCCTGGCGAATGGGTGGCAATGAAGTGAAGAAGTTCAGACAATTCGTCCGTTTGCTGACTTACGGTGATGACAATATCATGGGAGTTGATCCCAAGTTCAAGGATTTGTTCAACCACTGTGTGATTCAAGACGAACTGGCAAAGATAGGAGTGATCTATACTATGGCAGATAAAACTGCTGAGAGTATCCCGTTCCTTCCGATTGACAAGGTCTCCTTCTTGAAGCGCTCTTGGGTGTTTAATGAAGATGTAGGATCGTTCGTCGCACAGTTGGAACATGATTCAATTGCTAAAAGTCTGTTGCGTCACCTTCCCTCAAAGACGGTGTGTGATCAGAAGCTCGCATGCGATTCGATGTACTGTGCTCTGCTTGAGTACTTTATGTATGGTCGTGATGAGTTTGAAAAGCGCAGGATGCAGTTCCAAGCGATTGTTGAGAGAAGAGAGCTTTCCGCATATGCTACTACGTTTCCGACGTACGATGAGCTTGTGGAGAAGTACCTGGCCAATGGGTCGGGAGTTGCACCTGACGGAAGGTGCCGCTTGTGCGATGCGTAAATCGCTCCCCTTTGGGCTTAACCTATAAAGTCCACCTTTGCGAAAACCAAAATGTAGGCGTAAGGACGCAGTTACCAAGAATGATAGTAAGGTCGAAGAAAATCATTCCCAGGGGTGTCCGCGAGGTTCACATGGAGCAATCCTCCGAAGTCTGTATTTACGGATGTGCCGTTGACCCACGAATGACCAACCCTGCTCTGAGAAATGGGTACACTCTCAGAAGATGCAGTTACATTACCTAGCAAAACAACACAAACAACAA